GAAGTTACTGGAGTTCAAATTGACTTGGGAACTTATACGGCTTCAACTGCTCCAAGTTTCCGTAGGTCTCAGGGAACAATCCAAGGAGAATTAGCCGCTTGTATGAGATATTGTGAAAAACTTGATTATCAAGCATCAGTAGTAATTACAACTGGACAGGCTTATTCAACTACTCAGGCTTGGTCATTTGTTAATTGGACAACTCAAAAGCGAGCAAATCCAACTATCACGCAAACAGGAACGATTCAAGCATTACAAGCCAACACGGCAACATCTGGAACAACTTTTGCTTATTCAAACATTGGAATAAATAACGCTTTAATGGCGCACTCAAGCGGTTCAGGTTTAGTCGCAGGAAATGCCGTTTTATTTCAAGCATCTGGTGCGGCATCACTACTAATTACGGCGGAGTTATAAAATGACACAACCAATTTATGAAGTATTGACATTTGTTGACAACTCAACAATTCTGCAACGAACCAACGAGGACGGGACTCTTTCATTTATTCCAATGGACGAGGCTAACTCGGACTATCAGGCTTACTTGAACAAAGACAAAGCGGAACAATCCACACCAATGGTTGCTGACGAATGACTTACCCGCAGGGCACAAACGCCAGGTTGATCGAAGTCGCAGCAGCTGAAGTCGGCACAATTGAAGAAGGCGACAACCTGACAAAGTACGGCAAATTTACAAAGGCGGACGGTTTGCCGTGGTGCGGTTCATTTGTCAATTGGTGTGCAGCGCAGGCGGGCGTAAAGATTCATTCAGTTGTCGGCACTGCAATTGGGGCACATAAATTCAAAGAGATTCAGCGTTGGTCAAGTATGCCACAACTTGGTTACCTGGCATTCATGGACTTCCCACATGACGGCGTTGATCGCATTTCACACATTGGAATTGTTGTGGGCTTGATTGATTCCAAAACTTGCTTGACAATCGAAGGCAACACCAGCGGGACAGGCGACCAACGCAATGGCGGAATGGTAATGGTGAAGGTTCGGTCATATGGTGAAGGAAAAGAAATCGTCGGTTTTGGAATTCCAAAGTTCGTTCCATACAAGGGCGAATTTCCAACAATCGAAATACCTACAACGGCAACGAAGCCAAAAAAGGAGAAAAAATGGACAAAGCCAAAGCCCTAGCAGCGTCGTGGGCGCGGTCATTTATGGCAGCAGCGCTCGCGTTATACATGGCGGGTGTGACTGACCCTAAGACCCTTGCAATGGCAGGTGTGGCAGCAGTTGCACCAGTGATCTTGCGTTGGTTAAACCCGCAGGATAAGAGTTTCGGGTTAACGGGGAAGTAGCCCGAAAACTTGCTGCCGTGGGCTTAGCGTTGGGCATTTCGCTAAGTCTCACGGCGTGCGGTTATCAGGGCTGGATTCGTTATGAGTGCCAAGAATTCGACAACTGGTCAAAAGCAGAATGTCAGAAACCGCAATGCGTCCCGACTGGAACATGCACTGACGACATACTTGGAATTGAATCGAAACAAACCTTTACGCCGTAAAACGCCCGAAGAAATACATGCGCAGCTGATTTTGATAATTGGCGCAACACTTGCAGCGGTGTTTTTAATAGTAACCCTGGGCATCACATACGCATTGATTTTCGTGACACAACCAATTGGGGCACAAGCACCCAACGACGCAGCATTTATTGATCTATTGAAAACCCTAGCGATTTTCTTGACTGGTTCGCTGGGCGGTGTGCTTGCTGGCAACGGACTGAAATCGAAGCCAAAGCCCGGGGACACGCCGACAAACACGCAAGGTTCTTGACCGCGCGCCGATCATGCGTCACCCTGATGTCAGGTGGTAGTCGTTACCGCCGAGAATCGGGAGAATTCAAAAATGGTACTTGATCTATTAGACCCTGAAACATTGGGGCGTTTGGTGCTGGTGATCATTCTTATGGTGATTTCAGCCGCTGCTGGTTATGCCAAAGGCTTCAAAGAAGGTAAGCGCGAAGGCATAGCACGTCGTAAAGCAATGGTTCGCCACATAGCAAATAAGGCGGTCAAATAATGGGATTCCTGGACAACTATGAAGCAAGCCGCGAACGCCTAGAACGCTGGTTGGCAACTTATCCAAACGGACGCATTGAAACACGCATTGTTGAATTCAGTGCGGAAAAGGGTTATGTCCTAGTTGAAGCCCGTGCCTATCGTGAAAACGACATGATTCCAGCGGGCATTGATTATGCATACGGCTATCAAGGCGCATACCAACAAAACATGAAACGCTGGTTTGTCGAAGATACAGTCACCAGCGCAATTATGAGAGTTCAACAACTTGTCATGGGCGGTGCTGAACGAAGCACCAAAGAAATTATGGAACAGGTTGAGACAACACCAGCGAAGATCGCAAACACTGACACAACATACGATTACTGGACAACCAAGCACGGTGACGTGCCCAGTTACAAGACCGCAGCTGAAGCCGAACAGTCAGGCATTCCGTCATTGGGTTCATCAATGGACGAAGTGGCAAAACAACTGGGCGGTCAATTGGTGCAGGAAGCACCGCAGTGCAAGCACGGTCACATGGTGTGGAAACAAGCACACGAAGGCGCACCAAAGCAGTGGGGAGGTTATTTCTGCACTGAACGCACAAAGGCAACGCAATGCACACCGCGTTGGTACGTTCTAGCCAGTGACGGAAAATGGAAGCCACAAGTATGAGCGACTTTATCGAGATCATCTATCCGCAAACCATGACGGCAAAACTTATGGAAAACGGTGAGATTATCGCCGAATACAAAGTCGAGCAATGCGACAAGTGTTCAATGCTGACAAAGTTTGATGCGTTTGGTTACCAAAAAGGCTATGACCGAAACGAAAAGATTATTTGGTTTTGTGCGGGTTGCAGATGAACGCCTATATGCCACCGAGCAAAACAGACGATTGGTCAACACCCCAAAACTTATTTGACGAATTGAATCAAATTCATCAATTTACGTTGGACGTTGCAGCTAGTTCAACAAATCACAAAACACGCATTTGGTGTGGGCTTGACCATGAAAACCCAGGCATGCAAAATGGTCTTGGAATTACTTGGGAAGGCAACCGTGTTTGGTGCAACCCACCCTATGGGCGCGTGATCAAAGATTGGGTAGTCAAAGCCCACAACGAATCGAGACACGCTGAAATCGTAATGCTATTGCCTGCGCGTACGGACACCGCTTGGTTTCATGATTATGCAATAAAACACAAAGTGACCTTTATTCGAGGGCGATTGAAATTTGGTGGTCAAATTGGTTCAGCACCTTTTCCTAGTATTTTGGTGGAAATGAAATGAAAATGACATTGACCCATGATGAGCAAATGGTGTGCATGTTGGCTGCGGTAAAACTGACGGCAGAATCAACCAAAGGCACAGACAACCCGCAGCGCTATCAGAAAGACCTGGCGACGTTTGAATACCTGGTTGAATCTGCTGAAGCAATTGGAAGTGAGTGGGTTGTTGCCAAGTATTTCAATCTTCCGTTTGACCCTTACGAAAACAAGTTCAAAATCAAGGCTGACGTAGGCAATGCGATCGAGGTGCGCTGGACGAAGTACGTTGCAGGGCAGCTGATTGTCCACGAATACGACAGACCAACCGACATTGCCGTTTTGGTTACAGGTCAAGCACCGCACTATTTCATTGCTGGTTGGATACCAATTGCGATTGCCCAGCGCCCAAAGTACCGCCATTCAAAGCAACCCAACTGGTGGGTCACGCAAATCAATCTTCAGCCAATCGAGAATTTGAGGAAATCGAATTATGGACAAAGTGCAATTTGAATGCAGGAAATGCAAGAAGGTAACAACTCAGTTAATTCACAAGATAACCGACAATCTGCCCGACGGTGTGGAAGTGATTCAATGCACCAAGTGCGAAATCATGGGGGTTGCACAGATAGGGAGTTTAAATGCCAATCTATGAGTTTGAATGCAAGGTGTGCCAAATCAGTGTTGAAGTGGATCGAAGTATCCATGAAGAAAGAAACCCAATCTGCTGCGGACAAAACATGAGTCGCCGTTACTCAACTTTTGGCATTTCCTTCAAGGGCGACGGCTGGGGGCATCAGTGAAATTTGCTTACGCCGACCCACCATATTTCAAACAAGGGAAAAAACATTATGGCAAACTTCATGATCAAGCCGCCAAATGGGACGAAGAACAAGCGCACATTGATCTAATTGACCAGTTAATTGAGCAATACCCTGACGGCTGGGCAATGTCATGCAACCCAGCCAATTTGCACTTCTTATTGCGACCTGAAATCAGGGTTGCCGTTTGGTGCAAGACATTTCATCAGATTAGACCCACGACTGTTCAGTACGCTTACGAACCAGTTCTATTCATGGGCGGTCGAAAGGACAACAAGCGGCAACCAATGGTGCGTGACTGGTTGACTTCTTCAATAGCTATGAAAAAGGGACTTGTCGGGGCAAAACCCGACGTGTTTAATAATTGGGTGCTTGATCTTCTCAATTTTCAATTCGGTGACACCTTAGATGATTTGTTCCCAGGCACGGGCGGAATGGGTGAGGTTGTCCACAAGCGCAATACACAGGTGGGTATAAACTATGCTTTATAACAAAACGTTATCAAATCGTTATAAACTCGTTATGAAATCATTGGCGTTGCGTAAGCGTGTAGCCCTTGCGTTGGGTGTGTACGCTGGACGCATACAACAACACCAGGGTTTGAGACTCTTAAAACAGAATGAAACTCTTTCAATCTTGAATTATAAAAAGATAAAGATAAAAAAATCGCTGGTGTTAATCGGTTCAGTAATAGTCGCAGTGCAAGGGGCAGATACTGCCAAAGCAGCTAACTATTCAATAGACCATTTGAAGTTGTATGCACACAGTCGCTTGCTTGATTACAAGGAATTCCAGTGTTTCAATAAGATCATCACAAAAGAAAGTCGTTGGTCATACACTGCACGCAATGGCAGTCATTACGGACTGGGGCAAATGAGATCGAAGCACTATCGTGACCTTGACCCATTCAGACAAATAGACGCTTCAATCAAATACATAACAAATCGTTATCAAACGCCATGCAAGGCGTGGGCATTTCATCAGGAAAGGAATTACTACTGATGAGCAGTGCATTGAAGGACAATGGCAGCACCAGTCAATGGCGCAAGATTCGTCAGCGCATTCTCAATCGTGACGGGCATACATGCCAGGTGTGCGGAATGGAAGGCAATTCGGTTGATCATATAATTCCAAGAAGCCTGAACGGCACTGATGACGATTGGAATCTTCAGACATTGTGCGTTTCATGCAATTCAGCCAAAGGTGGGCGGTTTTTTAATAGCACACGGACACCCCTGACCCTTCCTGGTTTAATATCCCCCCAAAACGACTCAAGAAGCCACGAAAATGACTAGAAAGGTCATAGAAGGTCACCAACCGACCGAAGAAGGCTTAAACGGGCTTCAAACGGTTTTGGGTAGGGACGTAGAACGTGAAAACGGGCTATTTGGCGTTCAAACCCCAAGAATTCACACGCCACTGAACGATTTACCTTCACGCGGGCATGAATTGATTGACTTGGCGACAAGTTTGAAGATTGATCTTATGGAATGGCAAAAGTTTGCCCTTATCCACACCCACAAGGTAAAGCCCGACGGGCGGTGGGCAACGCCAGTCAACACCATTGTTGTGGCACGTCAGAATGGCAAATCGTTTTTGCAGCTGATCAGAATTCTTGGCGGGCTTTTCCTATGGGAAGAAAATTTGCAGATTGGTTCAGCGCACCGCTTGTCAACTTCCCTGGAACAGTTCAGGGCAATGGTTCAGATCATTGAAAAGAATGATTTGCTGGCAAAACAGGTCAAGAAGATACGTTGGCAACACGGCGGTGAGGAAATCGAGACACTTACAGGCAATCGCTTCATTGTGCGTGCTGGCGGTTCGGCTGCGCGTGGTGTTTCCCGACCTTC